CAACTCATTAGGGACTTGTATTTTCATTGAAGAATACACATAATCCCTGTGTGGTGCGGGAAATTCATGTGGTATACTTTCATCCACTATCCATACTTCGCTGAATGGTGGTTCAATAGAATTCCAACTTAAACGTGTTTCAGTCATTTCATCTGGTTCACCAAAAACTTTGACTAGATCTTCTGCATACATTCTTGCGTCTTCATGTCTCCAATTTTTGGTAATGTCAGATGATTTTTGTTCTGTAACATATTGTTTAAAGTTTTTCATTTCTTTTTTTTCTTCTTTGAAGATGATATAGGTTTAGGCCCATGTTGGTGTTCTTGCATTTGAGTTACCTTTACATCTTCAGCATTGAAAGTGTATTCTTTTCCTTGCACAACGATGTGGTATTCCTCAATTTCTCCGTTTTCCGTGAGACTGTGACTTTCTACTTTAACTTCACCCAAACTTGGATGATGGATATGAGTGGCTCAATCGTGTTGAATAGCTTTATCAACATTGACTTTGTTAATATCTTTATTAAATTCGTTGTATGTTTTCATTTTTTTACCTTTGCTTTTAGACTGTCAATCTTGGTTGATATTGATTTAATTTTAGTTTTTAATCCCATCCTTTTGTCTTTCAAATTACCTATCTTGTCTTTTCTCATCATAGTTACTTTTTTGTTTATCGGACTCATTGGATTTAAGTCATCAATTTTGTCTTTCAATTTGTCTACTGCTTTATCTTTTAGTTTGCCGGGCAGCGCCTTTAAGTCGGCTATCTTATCTCTTATCGCATTCATAGGATTTATTTTATCTAAAATCCTTGCTTTAAGATTGGGATGTTCCAATATTACACATTCTTCTCTAAAGTCTCTATACCGTTTCATCCACGAACCTTCGCTGCTAAATCCTTATCTGCACCACCCCATGTTCCTTTACTCTTTGTAACGAAACTGTTGACTCTTGCGAACGCCCACTGCTGTGAAGTCGTTCCTGGCCGGTGTCCTGTCTTGTAAGCTGCCATTCCTCTATCATATACCTTTTTCAAGATACCATAAGGCATTCCAGACTTCTCAGCCTTATTCTTCAATCCTTCTATCGCTTCACCAAACATCTGTTTATATTTCTTTGTGTGTTTAGATTGTTTGGTCTTTGCAGATGCATCGCCGGGAGCTGGGCCGGACTTCTTCTTTGCAAAGTGAGCTGCTCGTTTATCCTTAGTAGACTTCGCCATGTCACCTGCGTAATACTTTGCGGGTTGTGTTCCGTCCTTATCCTTGATGTCTTTGTCTTGTGCAACTTCATTTACTGGAACACAGTTGGGCACCATCTTATCACCCTTTTTCTTCATACCGACTTGTTTGTATCCGTCCCAGCAAGGCCCCTGTTGTTCTTTTATTTTCTTACCATCTTTGTCATACTTACCTGACTTCTTCTTTGAGATAGCAATCGCTGCTTGTTGAGCTCTATTTACACCTTCTTTGAAATCTTTGAATGTTTTCATTAGTTCCTTGTTTTGTCGATATAGTCTACTAAATCTTTGTCATCATCATATAGTTTAAATGGAACAGTCCATCCAAAATCACTATTTGTTAACGGATCATCATCTCTAAAGTCTGGTGAAAATTCTGCACTCACATGAACTTTCTTAACCTTAAAATTATTAACTACTACTTCATCCCACAATGCTAAATCTCCACTATCTGGATCTGGAACGAGTTCTTTGTCAAATGCATAATCAGTAAATATAGATTTCAATTGTTTGGAATATTTCTTCATGATTGCTTCCGTACCATCTATATAATCTTTAATAATTAGAGATAAAGTTTTACCATCGTTTTTATATTCTTTTCTAAGAGATTCCCAAGCTTGATTAATATCCGTCATAGTCATGTTATCAGAATATTTTATAATAAGATTTGTCAGCATCTTCTCTATATCTTTTTCCATTCCTCTGAGCTTACTTGCACCACCCATAGTCGTAGTAAGAGTGTCCAAAACCAACCATCTTCTACCTGTTTTGTCTGGTTGAGTTCCAATATCATCTGGAGCTGCAGCAAGAACATCTGCATCCATCTCAACAACATATCCTCCGTCTGTCATAATACCATCTTGTATCGCAGCTGTTTTTATATTATAAAACGCAGAGATTGATTTTTTCCCACCTTCCATTTTTTTTAATTCTCTAACCCCTCCATCATTAGTTAAGTGAAACACTGTTGAACGAACTGATTTGGGCCATATTCTTTTGAATATGGAAGAGGATAGTGGAATCTTCACATCTACAAGACCCGCTCTTGGTAAATCAAATAGCATCCTTGATAAACTATCTGCCCATGCTGGTTCTTCTTTTAGATATGATTTGAATGTCTTCATTAATTATCTACCTTTGCTCCTGCACGCCATTGATAACAACTCCAATAGCCCGGTGTTGTCTTATCCTTCTTGTCAGCACAATTATGTCTTGCACGAAACGCTGCTCTTCGTTTTGGGTCATCTCGTTTGATTGACATATTTGGGTCACCGAAACGAACTACCACAACCTTCCCTTGCGCATTATTTACATAAACCTTAAACTTCTTGTTAGGGTTTTCACTTGTGCGAATAGGGTCATTCAATTTTACCTTTTTACCTTGATACTCTGCAGCTTCCACGATATGGTCATAACAATCATCGCAACACTTTTCTGAGTATTCTTTGAATGTTTTCACTTTTTCTTTTCCTTTTTAGCTTTCTTTTTAACAAGACCCTTTACTTTCTTAGCAGTCTTTTTAACCTTTTTTGCTGTATCCACAACTTTTTCTGCTGTGTCTACGGCCTCTGTAGTTGCTTCAATGATCTCTTTACCACTTCCAAAGAGGTTTTTCACATACTGTATAATTTTATTCAAAAATTCCATATTGTTCCTTTAGATTGTTGTTGTTATTAACTAGTCATATGCTGATGTCTGGGCGTCCCCCTAACCAACTTTTTACTGTACTCTTCATGTTTCTTCCACTTTGATACCATTCTCTGGTCATTAGGCATCATGAATGGTCTTGATAACTCTTCTTCTATTTTTTCTTCAGCCATAGTGTTCCTTTTTACTTATCCCACGCCTTTGCAGCATTAAAGTTATTCTGTGAAAATTCTAATCGGTCAACCAGTTTGACTGCTTTCCCCACTTGATCTATCGCAACGAATCCTTCAACATTCGTAGCCTTGTATCCCTTTGGTGTTTTAATAAAGGTATCTGCCACTCCCCTCGCACCCTCTAACTTCTTAACAATCATGTTCTTCGCGTCTACTAATAGGTTCTGCATATCAAATATTTTTACTAATTTACTAGCATTTGAACGAAAATATTTCATCAACCTATCCATATTCTGTTGTTTGATTTCTTTATTTTGTGCTCTTTTTACTTTATCTACTTCTTTCTTTTTCTTATCGTAAACATAAGCAATCAATCCAGCCGTGTGCATCTTGGTGTTAGTAATCTTTTCTCCGGCCCTAACTTTGGTGTTGTTGTATGTCTTTATCAGTATCTTGAGTTCTTCATCCTGAGAGAGCATTCCCAAAAGGTTAGAATCTATCTTACGGAAAGTCTTACCTGCATCTGATAGAATACCAGTTATAGTAGTTGTTTCTGATTTATTGAAATTGATAGTTCCAGAAGTGTCTTTGTAGTCTGCATCTGAGAACCATACACCAGAATTCTTACTTAATCCTCTTAGATTGACATTGAATGAAGCTGACATATCTTCCATTGTCCTTCCACTATATGTAGTGTGAAAGACAATCCCCATAGAAGACGATAGTATTTTTGCTGCACTTTCCATCGGAATTGCATAAACAATAGTATTTGGTTGGAAAGTTATGTATTGTTTTCCATCTATAGTTTCTTTTTTTAAGTCATCCTTAGTGAACATCATGTCACCTTGAATAACTTCCTTTATGCCCAATTTTGACAGTTCAGTGAACGCAACCTTTAGTTTTTGATTAAGACCAATGTTCGGATGATTCCGATCAATGTCATCGTGTGAATAATTGATCTTCGCATTCTTATTGAACACTCCCTTGGTGCCCACAAAGAATTGGTTATTCTCAGGGTTAATACCCGCGAAGATAGCTGGGGCGCCATCCCACTTAACCGTCACATTTACGCTGGATTTTGCATTTCCAGCGAGCATGTCTCTTAGGGATTGGAGGAAGTTGATCGCTCCTCGCGTTCCCACTATACCACTATTTAGAACTTCATCTTCTAGGTGTTCTAAATGTAAGTTCTTCTCTTCTGTAAGGAATCCGTCAAATGTTAACATTTATTGTGCCTTCACGTGCGGTGCAGACCAAGAAGATTCAGATTTTC